TGCGGCGAAACCGGCGGTGTATGTTCCTCGCATCGCAACCCCACCAACGGAGACGAACGATGATCAAGAACTCGAAGCAGAACTGGACGGTCGGCAGCATCGTGAAGGTCGGTTTCCTCACCCTCAAGGTGGCCGGGATCAGCGGCGGCGTGTACCGGCTGGTTCGGCCCGACGCCGAGTTCGGCTACACCGGGCCGATGTGGGACTTCGTCCCGCACAGCGGCCTGTTCCGGGTCTGAGGCCGCCATGCGCATTTCCCCCGTCACGAGCCTCGCCCAGCTCCGCGACTTCATGGGCGAGGCCTCCCTCCTCGACGCCGCCGCGCTGCGCGACGTCCTGATCCGCCGCCGGGTCCGCGACACGAACCGGCTGGCCGCGCCCGAGTGGCGTCAGGCCCTGGACGAGGCCTACCGCCGCCTCCCGCCGCACCTCCGACCAGAAACGCGCTAGAACCGCCCTAGGAGCGCCGAAGCCCGGTCGCCCGCTACCCCGCGTTGGGTAAGCGGGCTTCCGGCGTTCCTGAGCCATCCTCAGCGCTTCTGGAGGCATCCGAGGCGAACCGGGACCGGAACTTCGCCATCGCGGCGTCAAACTCGGCCTTCTGCGCGTCGGTCATGGCCGAGTACTTGCCCGAGGGCCTCGACCCCTCGACCGGCAGGGCCACCGCCCGGCGCAGCTGGTGCCGCAGCGCCTTCGCCTGCGCGACCTCGGCCTCGAGGTGCTCGACCAGCTCGGCGTAGCTCGGAAACCACCGGAACTTGCGCGCCGCCGCGTCGAGGCTTGACCGCGTGAACGCGCTGGCCGGGAATTCCAGCATCGCCGCGTAGGCCCGAACCTTCGCCAGCCCGTCCGCCTCGCCCGGCCTCGTCGCCGTCAACGTGCCGAGCGCCGTCACGAACCGCTCGGCCAGCGCCTGCGGTGCGGGCTGCAGCGCGGCTTCGGCGGCAACCAGCGCGCGCTCAGCCTCGGTCTTCTGCGTCGAGGAAATCGACAACGGAGCGCCCGGCTGCTCGGTCTGCATCCTCCCGAGCAAGGCGCTCAGCGTGAACGATAAACCCGTTGCGTTCGGTGCGAGATCCTGTGCCATTGCCCTGCTTCCTTTCACTGCTGCGGCGCACCCAATTCCTCCAGGTCGCGCTCCAGTTGACCTTCCGCCCGTCCGCGCCGGGCTTGCTGTGCCAGTAGTCCCTGAACGACGCCGCCTCGCGCTCGACCGCGACGCCGAGGCTGCCGGCGAAGGCGCGGTCCTCGTCCGAAGGCGACCAATCGTCCGGCAGGCGCGTTCCGCGGTCGGCGCGCTCTGCGCGCTTCCCCCCAGACCCCCCAGAACCAAGAACAGGTCCATGAGTATCTCTTTCCGAAGGAAAGGGTGGTTGTGGTTGTGGTTGTGGTTGTATGCACGTTACGTTGGTCGTTACGTCCGACGTTACGTTCATCGTTACGTTGTCCGTTACGTTGCGCGCGGCCCTCGCGGCGGTCGCGGCCTCGGTGCGCCGCTTGCGCGCGTCGTAGAGGCGGGCGGCCTCGGCCAGTTCGTGGTCGATCCGGCCATGACGGATCTGACCGGACGAGACCGCGAAGAACGCAAGCACCGCGTCACGGTTCTCGATCCACTCGTCAGGCGTCATCCTGGCCGCTCGAGCGAGCGCGTCGTCGCTCAGACGCAGCGGGCCGCCGGCTCGCCAGTAGGCCATGATGAGGTGGAGGTAGGCGCCGCTCTGGGCGGCGGTCAGATGCGCCGTGTCCGCGAGGTAGTCCGCGACGTACAGCGGCATCCAGCTATCTGGTCGTCCTGCCATGATCGTCTCCGTTGATCCGGCCGGACGTCGCGGATACATTTCGCCCGCGAACCCTCGCCGGACCAGTTGGGTGGTCCGTTTGCCCCGGCGCGGCTGGAACCGCGTCGGGGCTTTCGCATGCTAACCCGGCTACCGCCTGCCGTCCAGCAGCGCCCAGACGATGATGCCGATCACGACGAAATCCTGCCATCCGAGAACCATGTCTGCCTCCGTTCGGGTTGAGTGGCGGGAGCGATCCATCCGGTAAACGCACCGGCCAGGGACCGGTTGACGGGCTATGCCCGCTGGGCCGCTTTTAGGTTCCGCGGCCCGCCGGCCACGGCAAGGGAGGGCCTGGCCTGTCCTGTCAGATCCCGAGGTCCAGCTGGACGCCCAGCCGGTCGGCGTAGAGCGTCACCGCCTGCAGCCGCTCCTGCTCGCGCGCCCGCTTGCGCTCGTCGCGCCGCAGCTGCACGACGCGCACCAGCGCCGCCGGGTCGTAGCCCGCGCTCTTGATCTCGACCTTCAACTCCTTGAGGTCAGCGCGCATCTCGTCGGCGGCGTCGAGAATGTGGGTAAGGCGCTCCGCGTAGCGCTTCAGGTCGTCATTCGTCATCGGTCATCTCCTCCAGAAGGATCTCGGCGCGGGGATTGTCCCGGTCGAGGTGGTGGTACAGGTGCATTTCTCGCACCGCGCGGTCGTTGCGGTAGACGCGGCCCTGCAGCGCGTCGAGGATCAGCGACGGATCAAGGTCCGGTCGCCGCGAGGCGTAGTAAATGTGAGCGGTCATGCGGATCGGCTCCAGTAGCTGCTCCTGCGCCGGCAGTTCCGGCGCCTGACGCGCAACCGCTTCGATGTACGCGAGCCCCTTCTCGCTCTTGATCACCCGCAGTTTCGACCCAAACCGCACGATGCGGCGCGAGTTGGCCTTGCTGGCAGGCTCGCCCAGGATGGTGCCGCGCCACGTTCTCACGGCGACCCTCCTTCCGCGCTGCGGCTCTCGGCCAGCATTGCCCCGCTCGACCCGGTCATGCTGCGCTCAACCAGCGGCGGCGTCCATCGCAGCAGGCGCTGCGGGCGGATGAGGTGCGCCGGGATGTCCTCGTACCTGCGGCCGCGCATCAGCTTCGGCCAGAGCTTCTCGGCGCGCGCGACGCAAGCCTCGGGATCGGTCGAGCGCGTCTCGGGCTCGGCGATGTCCTCGAAATCCGCGATGGTCGGCGCGATGGGAGCCACCGTGCGCCCGAGCGCGAGCGCCTGCCGGCCCGTTTCGGTCAGCCGAACATACGTCTTGGCGACCTCGATCAGCCCGCGCCGCCGCAGGCTGTGAACGCCGCTGTGCAGGCGCACCCGATGCGTGATCTGCGCGCTCCACGCGAGCCATGCGTCGATCGGCGCCTCGCCGCCAACCGCGTCGAGGTACTCGACGACGAGCCGGGTGTAGCCGTTCGACACCGCCGCCTTGAACCGCGAGCCGCGATGCACCTTCTTCGCGGGCGTAAACCAGTAGGTCCAGCCGCACTCGGGCTGCTTGCGCGGAGCGTAGTCGCTGTCTACCAGCTCGCGGCGCTTCAAGTGCGCGAGGGCCATCAACACCAACCCCCTGTCCATGCCGGGCAGAACTTCGCACAGCCGCTGCGTCGAGGCGCGTCCGCCCTCGGCACGCAGCGCGTTGGACACGCGCTCGATTGCGGTGTCGCGCTTCATCGCCGGGCCTCGCGGCGCGTCGCGGCGACCGGGTCGAACGCAAGGCGCTTGGCGCGCGCGATGCGGAAGGCCTCGAGCTGCCGCGCGGCGGGCAGCCGCTGGCGACGCTTCCAATTGCTGATAGCCTGCGGCGTCGTGGAGAACGCGCGGGCGGTGGCATAGGTGCCGCCGAGGGCGGCAATGAACTGGGTCAAGGTCATTCGCGACGGCTACTACACGCGCGGTGTAGAGGTCAAGCACACAATTTCGCGGAAAGCGCTTGCGCGGGTAAAGCGATGGTGTATGTTTCGCCTTGTCCGGGTGGTGCCGGACAGCAACCAGGAGGGACAGACAATGCCGATAATGACCTACCGCAACGACGACGAGCGCGGCGAGACCTTCATCCGCAGCGCCGACTTCATCGAGAGCGCCGACGACGCGCTGCGCGCGATCGAGTGCGCGAAGATCCGCGCCGAGCGCGAGATCATCGCCGCGATCACCCGGTTGCGCGACATCTGCAACCGACAGCTCGACAACGTCGGCGCCGGCAACACCGCGACCGACAATGCAATCAGCGATCAGTTCGTGGACCTGACCAACCAGGCGGTGGACATGGTCGTCGAGATGGCCTGCCACGCCGAAAGCGCGATCCACGCCGAGATGGAGGGCTGATCATGGCTGCGATCATGGACATCGACAACGCGCAGCGCAGCGTCGAGCGCCTCAACGAGATGCGCCACGCCGCCTACGACAAGATCGAGGCGATCCTGCGCGCGGTCGCGGGGGAGGTCGAGGAGATCAACGCGCAGCACTACAACTGCCGCGCCATCTCCGAGAGCGAGTTGCGCGGCGTCCTCTACGACGCCGAGATCCTCGTCGAGCGGCTCACCGACCCCACGGCGCGCTTCATCCGCGACGACGCGACGCCCGCCGAGCCTTTCGACGGCGACTATCCCGATTGGCTCAGGGGGGACCGCTGATGTCCCCCCTCTGGATCAACGCCCTCATGGGCCTCGTTTTGGCCGCGATCATGGTGCTGGCATGAAGCCGCTTCCCGCCGCCCCGGCGATCCCGCAGACGCCCAACGTCCTGCGCGCCCGCATCCAGTTGCGCGTCGAGCTGGCCCGCGACCTCAACCCCGACAGCATCGACTATCTGCTCGCTCACCAACGGATCGCGGAGCTGGAGCGCGAGCTTGCCAAGCTGGAGGGCAACCGATGACCACCGAGAAGCGCAAGCTGCTGCGGGTCTATCGCAGCATGATCAAGCGCGCGGCCCACGCCCCGCGCGGCAAGAAGCAGTCCCGCCTCGCCGCCCTGCGCGGCTGGGTCCACAGGCAGATGAAGAGGGAGATCGAAAAGTGATCAACGACGGCATCCACAACGACGTCTCGTTCGAGGCGTACCTGAGCGCCGAGGCCTTCGCGGCCCCGGCGGTCAGCGGCAGCGACCTCGTCTCGTACGAGACCGAATGCCCGGCCCACGCCCACGCCTTCTGGCGCGGCAACCCGGCCCGCGTCCACCGCGAGCCGAGCGCGTCGATGGCGTTGGGGACCGCCGCGCACGCGTATATCTTGGAGGGCGCCGAGGCCTTCCATCAGCGCTTCTCGGTCAAGCCCGAGGGGCTCAATTTCTCGACCCGAGAGGGCAGGGCTTGGCGCGAAGAGCAAGGCGACCGGCAGATCGTCAGCTTCTCCGACCACATGCGGATCGTCGGGATGCGCGAGGGCCTCATGCGCAACGCCGACGCCCGCCGCTTGCTGGAGGCCGGCGGCCGCGCCGAGGTCACGATGGTCGCGAAGGACGAGGAGACCGGGCTCACGTTGCTGTGCCGCCCCGACCTCTACATCTCGCGCGCCGGGCTGGCGGTGAACCTCAAGACCACCGCATCGCCCGCGCCGAACTCCTGGCGCAAGACCGCCGCCAATCTCAGGTACGACCTCGGGGACGCGATGTACCGGCTGGTCGCCGGCATTCTTGGCATCCAGCGCCCGACCCATGCGTTCATGGTGGTCGGCAACGACGAGCCCCACCTCGGCTACGTCGCGGCCCTGTCCGCCGACGCCGCGAGCGCCGCCGACCAGCAGCTGCGCCAGATCCTGCGCCGCTTCGCGAAAAGCGTTGCGGATGATAGCTGGCCGGGTTACACCACGGGTGTAGTCGAAATCGGCCTGCCGCAATGGGCCGCCAACGAGATCGCAACCAGCATTCAGAAGGGATACGCGCAATGACCAACGAGATCGCCACCAACGTCGTGAACCTGCCCGCCGTGTCGGACTACGATCCGCTCGCGCCCGCGCACTTCGAGCATTCGCAGCGCGTCGCGAAGATGTTCGCCGCCAGCGAACTCGTCCCGCCGCACCTGCGCGGCAAGATGGCCGACTGCCTCATCGCCTACGCGATCGCCAAGCGCACGCGCGAGGAGCCGCTGGTCGTCCTGCAGAACATCTACTTCGTCAGCGGGCGCGCGGGCTGGTCGGCCACGTACATGATCGCCAAGGCCAACCGCTCGGGCGTGTTCGCGCGTCGCATCAACTGGCACGTCGTTGGCGAGGGCAAGAACCTGCGCGTCACCGCCTTCGCCACGCTGGCCGACAGCGGCGAGCCGGTCGAGGCCACCGCGTCGATGGCGATGGCCGAGGCCGAGGGCTGGACGAAGAACCCGAAGTACCGGACGATGCCCGACCAGATGCTGCGCTACCGCAGCGCCACGATGCTCATCCGCCTCTTCGCGCCCGAGGTCATGATGGGCCTGCCGGTCGCGGAGGAGATCGACGTTGTCCAGGCGCGCGGCCCGGCCAGCGCCATCGACATCACCCCGCCATCCACCCCCCTCGCCGCCGTCAGCGCCGCGATGGACGCACTCCTCGATGCCACCGAACAAGAGGCCGACAACATCGCGCCGGCCGCGTCGGATGCGGAGCCTTCTCCCTCCGCAGCCTCCTCACCAGAGGCCCCGACCGGCGCAACTCTCTCCCCCGAGCTGGCCGAGCGCGGCCGCGCCATCGTCGCGGCGATCCGCAAGGCGGCGAGCGTCAAGGACATCGACAAGATCATGCTGGCCCAGCGCGGCAATCTCGACGACATCAGCGCCGCGTCGCCCGACGCGCACGAGCGCATCATGGAGGAGAGCCGCCGCCGGGTTGCGGATCTGGCTGGTTGAAAAGGGAGGTTCAGATGAACGCGTTCACGAAGCAAGAGATCGTCACCATCGCCGCGCCGAAGTTCGAGCGCGCGCAGTTCGAGATCGTCGGCACCGCGCCGCTGGTCATGGCCGCCTTCTCGGAGAAGGCTCGTCAGAAGATGCGCGAGAAGCACGAGGCCGGATCGACGGCGAAGTCGAAGAAGGAGCGCGAGGCGCGCGACTTCGCGGCCGATTGCGAGGCGGCGCTGCATCGCCTGGAGGATGGCACCATCGGCTTCCCGGCTTCGGCATGGCGCGCGGCGATGATCGATGCCTGCCGCCTAGTCGGCTTCAAGATGACGATGGCGAAGATGTCCGTCTTCGTCGAGGCGGACGGACTCGACCTCGTCAGCGGACAGCCGCTGGTGCGGATCGCCGGCGACTACGAGCAGCACGTCGCTGCGACGCGAAACCAGACGGGCGTGACCGACTTGCGTTCTAGGCCGATGTTCCGGCGCTGGAGCGCCACTCTGCGAGTGCGCTGGGACGGCGACCAGTTCAGGGTCGGAGATGTGTCCAACCTGCTGGCCCGCGCCGGAATGCAGATCGGCGTCGGAGAGGGGCGTCCGTTCTCCCGCGAGAGCTACGGGCTCGGTTGGGGCACGTTCGAGGTGGTGTCGTGATGTCCCGCTGGGAGCGCGAACTGGAGGAAATGGCGCGAGAACTTGGCGACAAGCTCACGCCCGAAACGGTCGTGGATCGGGCACGCAGCGCCAATTCGGCGCTGCACTCGATGTTCGATTGGAACGACGCAGAGGCTGCCGAGAAGTATCGGCTGCTTCAAGCCCGCGGGCTGATCCGCCGCGTGGTCGTTCATCTGGAGCCGCACAAGCCCAACGAGCCGCCGGTCCGCGCATACCTCAACGTGGATCGGGGGTCGCGCGAGTACGTCGCGGTCTCGGTGGTGCAGTCGTCGCCGGAAGCGACGCGGGCGGTCATCGCGCATCTGCTGACCGACCTGCGAAGCGTCCAAGCGCGGCTGTTGCGCTACGCCGACGCGCTTGACGCCAGCGACGAGCTGCGCGCGAGCATCGACAAGTTTCTTGCGCGCAACGAGCGCAAGAAGCGCGCCGGGTAAGGCAAGGCGTGGTTGGGCTTGGTGTGGTGGGGCATGGCAGGCAGGGCGCGGCGAGGCACGGCTCGGCACGTCAGGGCACGGCAAGGCAGGCGCGGCGCGGCTGGGCTGGGCATGGTACGACGAGGCCAGGCAGGCACGGCGGGGCTGGGCGGGGTAAGGCGTGGCGGGGCAAGGCAGGCGAGGCGCGGCGCGGCGTGGCTGGGCGCGGCACAACGAGGCAGGCGTGGCATGGCATGGCCCGGCCCGGTGAGGCCCGGTGAGGCAGGCAAAGGAGGAAATGGAAATGACCGAGCAGCAGGAGCGCCGCGTCCAGGTCAGCAGGGATGCGCTGGCTTGGATGGAGGAGGACAGGAGGTGGCAGGGAACGGCGGTCTACTGGTTCCTGTTCGCTTTGCTTGGCGTCGCGACCGGCGCGGTAGTGATTGCGCTGGCGGGGTTGCGGTGACCCCCGCCGAAACCGCCCGCCGCGCGTTCCGGCAGCTCTACCAGTACGCGCCCGATCCCGACTGCCCGGTCGATCAGCATCGGCTGGCGTTCCTGGTCCGCGTGGTCAACGCAATCGAGGCCGCCGGGATGGCGGTGGTGGAAGGGGAGGATGGACGATGAGCGAAAGCGTTGTCGCGCAACTGGATAATATGCTTCAGCGTCTCGATGTGCTGCGCGCTCTTGAGCGCGACAACGAGATCACCCGCCTCCGCGCCCGCGTCGAGATGCTGGAGGGTTTGGCACATCAATCGCTGACGGTGTTGCAATGTTCAGACGACCACAGCGAGCATTGGTGCGCTCATTGCGATGATAACATTGGCGGGTCGCACATCGTTGCATTGCGCGCCGCGCTGGAGGCCAAGCCATGAGCCTCCACACCGTCGCCGCCGTCGTCGCGGTCGCGAGCTACGTCGCCTTGTGGGTCATCACGATCACGATGGCGCTGCCATGACGCTCTGCACCGCCAGCGGCAGCCTGCCACGCCATCAATACGTTTCGGTCTGCGGGGCTTTCATCGGCTTCGGCGCCGATGAGTGGTTCCCTGCGGTCTGGTTCGGCCTGCACAGCCATCCTGGCCGCGCATGGGGCTGCACGGTGCTGCTAGAGTCCGGCGCGGTCTACCGAGACCTTCCGCCCCACGCGCTGGCGTTCTGCAGCGATCCCGATCCGTGGACGATCAAGGACGCGCAGGAATGGGACTGCTATGGCTCGCAGTTCTCCCTGCACACCTATGACTACCTCGACGGCCTCGGCGCGATCGTGCGCGCGGCAGACGCCGAGCTGGGCGCGGAATACCTGTTTACGGCCATCCCGGTCGGTGACGCCTACACACACGCGCCGGCTCAGGCGAAGGAGTTCATGTTCTTGCGAACCGATGGCGGTCGCCTGACCATCCAACCAACCAACCGCGTCCTGTTCCGCGACAAGTCATTCACGACCGTGCCGCGATGGCTGCCGCTGCGGCGGTCGGAGAGCGTCTACTCTTGCGAGTAGCGATCGCGCGGCGTAAGCCGGTCGCATGATCTCGATCCGCCTAACCGACCCCTGCGCTTACTGTGGCCGCCCGCTGAAGGATGTCATGGCGCAGGGGTGCGGCTCGCTCGAAGCGCCGAAGAAGGACGTAGACCGGCTCTGCGATGTCCTGGCGTGGGTCAAGCGGCAGAAGCGGTGATCAGGCCACCATCCCCTTCGCCTGCCGCCGCACATCCTCGACGCGCCGCTCCCAGCCTTTACCGAACGTCGGCCATGTCGGCAGGCCGCGCAGGAACGCCAGCCGCAGGTCGCAGAACCGATCCACGGTCGCCTTCGCATCTGCCGCCTTGATCGCCGCCATCGTCTTCGGCCCGATCACGCCATCCGGCCAGACGCCGATGGCTTGCTGCAGCAACATCGCCGCGCGCCCCGGACCGCTGTTGACCGCGCAGTCGAAGACCGCGAGATCGACGCCCGGTGGGAGCTCATCGCCGCGAACCTTGCGCCAGTAACGCTCGCGGTAGAGCGGCTCGACCATGCCCGGCGTCAGGCCGCGCATGTCGGCTTCGTTGACCGGGTGGCTGGTCCATTCCTCCCAGACGCGCCGCGTCACGCCCAGGTTGGTCATGCCGCCGGGATCTTTCGGGTGGTTGACAAAGCCGCCTTCGTGGCGCAGCAGCGCGCGGAAGGCCTCGCCCCAGTTCTCAGCCGCCACCCTTGCGCTCCTGCGCCTTGTCCCACGACCGCAGCGCGCCCATGCCGAGCATGCCAAACATGAGTTCCCAGAGATTGTTGTCCAGCACCGGCCAGCGCGGCACGGGCTGCCCGAGCAGGGCGAGCGTGAAGCCGACGAGCGGGACGAGCATGTAGCTGTAGGCCAGCGCGGCTGCGCAGACCCAGCCGATCGCCGGTCGCCATCCCGCGACAAACACGCTCTGGTGCGCGGCCTCGACTTTGTTGACCTCGAGTTGTGCGAGCGCGCCCTGGGTGGCGGCGGCGACGAGCTGCGCCTGCGCCTCGAGCTTCGCCTTCTCGGCGGCGGCCTTGTCGGGGATGACCTTGTCGATCACCGACCCGAAGATCGGCAGCAGGGCGGCGAGCAGGGGTGCCACGTCGGTCTCCTCAACGATGCATGAAGGTCTGAAGGTGGCCCCAGAGCCACGCGGCGCCAGCCCCGAGCGTCGCGATGATGCCGCCGGCCTTCACCGCCGCGAGCCACGCGCCCTTGCCCATATTCGCCGCCGCGATGATCTGGTCGAGCTTCTTGTCCATGTCCTCGATCCGTTCGGTCATGTGCGCGACATCGGACTTCAGCGCGCCGATCTGCTGCGCGTGATCCAACAGGGCTTGTTCTTGCACGGCAGTCCTCCTCGGCGGCGCGATAAGGTCAGGTAGGGTATGCGAGGAGACGGCGGGCCGCCGCGCCTCGGGGCTGGGCCATGTCGCTCCGACCCGCCACTTCTCGTCCTCCAGGTCCGACATCGTTCACGACGCCGCTGCCCACAGGATGCCTCCGAAGATCGCGCCCGTCATCCACTCGGCGCGCTCGGTCCAGCGACCACCGAACCGCTTGTTGATGTCATAAACCGCAGCGACCAGCAGGCCGGGAGCCGAGAAGGCCAGCATCAACGGAGAGCGATGCAGGATCGCGATCGGCACCAACATGATCGCCGCCACCGCGACGCCCCAGAGCGCGAGGAACGCATGGTCGCGGGCCGGCTCCTCAAGCCCCATGGACTTGTCGAAGTAACCGAGGGTCATGGCGGCGAAGGCCGCAGGAGCGACCGACAGCAGCCACGGATTGAAGATGGCAAGCGGCAGCGCCATGAGGAACGCGCAAGCCATCCTTGTCTCGCCCGTCGAGAGCGCATAGCCGAACCGCTGGAGCGTGATTTGGCTGATCATCCCGCCGCGCAGCCGCCAGCAGAACGCGCACCATGCCGCATACAGGAGCCAACCGATCATGGGTTCACCTGTGCATTGTTGGGCTTCCGGGACTGCACGAACCGCTTGCCAGCAGTCGCCGTCCAGGTGTTGGAGCCGCTCGCGTTGTAGCTGGAGCTAGACGAGCGCAGCTTGAACCCGCCAGCGGTCTTGTCCGCATGGGTGCCAAAAGTCACGGCGTTTCCGTTGATCGTCAGCGTCGCGGGGTTGCCGTTCGTCCACACGAAAGGCCCATCCGCCGCTGCGTTGCCGGTGAAGCTGCCGCTGGTGGAGACTGCGGTGCTGGAGAGGTTCGCGGTGTTCAGGGCCTTGAAGCCGCTGGGCGGGGTGTAGCTGAAGGCGCGCTGGCCGAAGTTGACGTAATTCGTGGTCGTCGCGTTAGAACTATCCCTGCCGAACATCGGCGCGTAAATCACGCCGGTTGAGATCGTTTGGGACTGGTTGGTCCCGGCAGCGGGATCACCGGCCGGCGAACCAAACCAGGTGCCGTTTTTCCCGTACCAGATTTTTCCTGCGTCGAAATCGACCGCAATCATCAACACATCGCCAGAGTTGATCTGCGATCCGTAATTTCCCGTCGCCGCTCCGTTGGCAAACAAGCGAGAGGTAGCGGCGCTCTCGAAACCATATCCCCCACCGCTGGTAGCATCGCCCGTGTTGACTGCGCTTACTGGAGAGATTCCATGCTGCGGGGAAGCCGTCCAATTTGCTCCAGCCGTGAGTTCCCAGTACCACTTGCCAGTCGATGCAGAGAAAGATGCCCGGCAAAACCCCGATGCTGCATTGCTGATCGTGTAGCCAAGATTTCCGTTCGTCACATCAAGGCCCGTGTCTCCCCTATCAATCGGGGACCACACCGCATAGTTGTTCGTCGGCGTGTCGGTCATCTGGTCGAACGTGACGCCGCTCGTCACCGAGATGCCGCTGGTCGTGAAGTTGTTGGAGTTGCCAGAGGTGTCGTAGCCGATGGTCGTGGTGCTGGCAGCGTCCTTGAACTGAAGGAAGAAGCCGTTGGTGCCAAACGTGCCAGAGTACGCCTTCGGCACCCACACGCCGGTCGTGGCATCTGTCTGGCCGAAAGAGGAAGGCGTCAGGGCTTGGCCGTCGATGAAGGTCTCGTTGGCTGCGTACATGTCTCCATAGAGCGCAGCATAGTCCAGCCTTCTCAGATAGTGAGTGCGACCTGACACATTCCATTGACATGCGGTGGACGCGCCAAACGGACCCGTTGAATAGCTGACAGTCTGTCGCGAATTGTTGACGTAGATCTGTATGCGGTCTGTGCTGGTAGCGTTGGCGCTGTCGTAGATCACGACGAGGTGATACCACGCGCTTGGGTCACGAAAGACGGCAGTCGTCGCCATCTGTACGTTGTACGCGCCACTAGCTATCTGCGAGATCTGGATTGTGTCGCTGGCGGTGTAAGTGACAGCGAAGAAATTGTTACTAGAACCATCTCCAGCGCAAAATATCTGCTGCGATCCCAGCGCGCCTCGCTTGATCCAGCCAGACCAAGTCCACTTAATGTTGGATGTCGGGCTGCCAAAGCTGCGCGACAGGTACGCGCTGTTGCTCGCGCGGAAGCGCAGCGAGTTGGTGATCTGGTAGCCAGCGCCGCCTCCAGCGAGCAGGACTTGATGAATGGCCGACATCAGGTCAGCCCCGTGCCGCTGATCAGCCACTCGGTCGATGTCACCTTCACCGCCGTCGCGATGCCATTGGCGGCCAGGGTGCGCGAGCCCGTCGAGCCGTCGCCCGCAAGGCGCATCGTGTCGGTGGTGATCGCGATCGTGATCGTGCCGGCGCCGTTCTGGTTGATGAACGTCACGGCGGTGCCGACCGCGAATGGCACGGAACCGTTGGCCGGGATCGTGAACGTGCGGCCCGTCGTGTCGGCGCTGGGGTGGAAGATCTGCTTGCCGGCGTCGCCGATGACGAGCCCGTAGTCGGCGCTCTGGCTGTTCTGCTGGAGCCGCGTGTTCACCGCCTTGCCGGTCTCTGGCGTGATGACCTTGGAGGTGTCGGTGCCGGTCAGCGCCTCGGCCTCGGTGGCGAGCGTGACCACGCCGGCCACGCTCGTCGTGGCGGATGGATTGACCACCGCAGCGCCGCTCGCGCGCTGATACCACTCGCAGCGCCAATACCCGCTGCCCAGCGACCGGAAGCCCGCGACATCGTTTGCCGCCGTCGTGATCGACGCCGAGCCCGGCAGGATCAGCGAGGTGCCGTTGTGCGTTAGGGTCAGGATGCCGTCGAACTTCAGCACCCGGTAGATGCCCGCAACGACCGTGTCGAACGCGGTGATCGTGGTGGTGCCGCTGACCGCGAGGTACTCGGCGTTCGCCGCGCCGATGTTGGTCGTGGTGGCCGAGGCGATGGTGCCGTTGACCTGGATCGACCTGTTGATCGACAGGAGCTGGAACTGCGTACCGTCGTAGACGACCAGCGCCACGCTGCCGCTGATGATGTCGCCCGCCGCCAGCGCCGCCGTGCCGCGCGTGATCGACTTGGCCCCAAGGCTGTCGATGTTGAGCGTCGCGGCGCCCGTGTTGGTGCCGCTGGCGACGAACCAGAACATCTGGCCGGTCGTGTAGGCAGTGACCTGGGGCGAGCCCGAGCCGGTGATCGTGTCGATGCCCGAGACGCCCAGCAGGCTGGAGATGCCGCCCTGCACCTGAGACAGGCGCGCGCTGTCGGTCCCGAGGGTGCCAGCGCCGAGGCCGGTGAGTTTGTTGCCGCCCATCGGAAGGTTGGCCGTTACCGTCGTCTGGCCGTCCTTCGTCACGCAGGTCGAGAGCCCGGTCGCGAGGTCGGCGGTCAGCGCGTTGAAGGCGGTCGCCGTGATGACCGTTCCCGCGACGACCGGCTGGCCTGCGGTGTTGATCTGGAAGGTGCCGGAGCCGTTGAAACTCATGGAGAGATCCCCTGCTGGAGAGCGTTGATGAGGGCGGCGCGGCGCGCGTCACCCGAAAGCGGCGTTGGGCCAGCCATCAATTGGTTGGTGAGGTACGCGCGGCCAGGCGCGGATTGCAGCGCGCGCTGGACAGCCCACGGCGCAGCTGCGCCGGCAGCCATTCCCAGAATTGGGTTGCCGGTTGCCATGCCGATCATGCCGCCGCCGCCAACTGGAGCGAGCGAAAGCGCGTTCGCCATCTGCGTGCGCTCCGACGTTCCGCTGCTCGGGATCTTGTCCGCGATGAAGCCGCCGAGGCGCGCAAGATCGTTGAGCTGTCCGCGCCCACGGCCAAAGCCAGCCTTGTCCTGCGCGCGCACCGCCTGCTGGAAGGCGCCCAAAGGCAGATTGCCGGCCGCACGATCCTGAGCCGTTCCCTTCGAGGCGGCATCGTCGATGGCGAGCAGATTGCGGTACTGCTGGCGCGTCTCGCGCCACTCCTGCCTCAATGGCCCGCTGAATTGACGCTCGACGGCATCGTCGAGGGCATTGGCAAGCTGGTTCAGCGCAAATCGAGCCTCGGGGTTCTGGTTCGACCGAGCCATGCGCTTGAGGTTGGACGAAATGTTTTGATAGGCGTCGCCCGGAATGGCCGCGTTGGGCGCGCCGCGCACCAGATTGAATTCGTCGATGTACGAAGTGACCGGCGGGCGAATGTTGACGTCCATTCGGCGCACGTACTGACGCTCGATGTCATCGACCGCACGGAAGAAGTCGCGATCCAGCCGAACCTGCGGCGTCTGCGCGATCAGATTGTCGAACTGCTGCCCGATGCGCCCGAAAGCGCGGTCGAGCGTCTCGGGCCGCACGTCTGTCGCGGCCTCTCCAGTCGTCCGCATGACCGCGCCCTGGAACTGCTCGCGCATCCGCTGCTGCTGGTTCTGCGCCGCGCCGGCCGATCCGGGCAGCCGAGCCAGCGCGCTCTCGGCCAGCTTGACGGTTGGGCTGCCGGTCTGCGCGCCCACCGGAAGATCCACGCCCTCGCGCTGCGCCACCTGCACTAGACGGCGCTCCTCCTCGGTCAGGCGAGCGGGCAGCGGCGTCACGACGCGCCGAGCGGCACCAAGGGCGAGGGATGGCGCAGCCGCCCCCGCGACGCCGCCAGCGACCCCGGCGACGGCCTTGGCAGCCGGGCTCGCATCTGGCCCCACGGCCTCCTGCGCCGCCTGCGATCCGGCGCCACCCGTGGCACCCATGACCGCCTGCTGCGCGGGCGCGGCCTGCAGGACATCGGCCAGCCGCTGCCCGGCGGCCCCGGCCTGCTGCCGCACGACGCCGCCGAGGCCATACCCGGTCGGCACGCCAGCCGCGCCTTGGATCGCCGCGCCCATGATGCGTTCGCCCGCGTCGCGTGGCTCGGGCAGGCCGACTGCGGTCGCGGCCTCGGAGACCTGCTGGGCGGCGGGTTTGGCGCGCATCCACTCTAGCCCCGGCACGTTCGACAGGAGGTTCTGCGGGATCGCCGCGACGTCGTAGACAAGCCCAGGAAGCCCTAGGAGCCCCTGAGCGGTCGCCCGGGTGCCGAGGCCCAGCTGCTCGGCCGTCGTGCGCGGAGCGGGCGCCTGCGGGGCCTGCGGGGCCGCCTGCGGGGTGGCGGGGGGCTGGGAGGCGGCGGGCTGTGCGCCAGCGCGAGCCTCAAGCTCGGCTAGGCGCCGAAGGGCCAGCAGTTCCTCGCGATCGCTCATCGTTGAGCCCTCGGGAACCGCTCGCGCAGGGCCTCAAGCTCGCGCTGTTCCTCGGGCGTCAGGCCACCACCGCCCCCCGGCTGCTGCCCCGGCGCGGCCCCAGGAGCCTGCGGCGCGGCGGGGCGCTGCGGGGCGGCGGGAGGCGTCGGCGCGGCAGGCTGGCCGCCGGGCTGGCGGTAGCTGCGGGTGCGGATGGCTTCCGCGCGCGCCTCGGCACCCCGGATGCGGTCCTCTGCCAACTTCACGGCGCGGTCGAGGATGTCGGCGCGCTGCTCGGGCGTCTTGCCGCTGCTGGCCTGCAGTTCGAGCAGAACCTTGCGCTCGCCCTCGGTCGGGTTGCCACCGAAGGTCGTCTTCAAGTTGGCGAGCGCCTGCTCCTTGACGAGGTTGTCGTAGTTGATGATGGCGTTGCTTTCCGCGCTCGGGGCCATACCGACAGCCGAGCGCGCCTGCGACCCGGCGTAGGCCATCATGCCCGCGCCCGCGCCGCCTCGGAACTGGCCGCTCAACCTGCGCGCCTCGGCAAGCAGCGAGAGCGTGCTTTGCCCGGCGCTGATCTGGTCTTCCTGCTGGGAGAGCTGCCGCTGCTCGGGCGCCGTCAGCTGCTCGCGGCGCTCGCGGCTCTCGCGCTCCCTGCGCTCGCTTTCGCGCTGCCGGTCCTCGCGACGACCCTCTTCCGCCTCACGACGAGCCGCCAGCGCATCCGCACGCGAACCGGCGGCTACGCCAGCGATCATCTGCGCGTTCGCAAGCCTTTCGGCCGCCATATCCCGCTGCGCCTGCAGTCGATCCGCGACCTCCTGCTGCCGCGCCTCGCGCCTGAGAGCACTTTCAGTCCGCCTCTCGGTCACACCCAGCATAGGCCCGGCAATCGCCTGCGCGCGCTGGCCCATCGTGCCACCAAGCGCCTCCAGCGTCAGCTTCTCGCGCTCCTCTGGCGTCTTCGCGCCCTGCAGGGCGGCGGCGAACTCCTGGCCCTTCTTGATGTCGCCTGCGCGGAGTTCGCGGGCTTCGTCCTCTGCCTTCTTCAACAGATACGCGCCGCCAGCGCCCTGCAAGATCTTCGCAAGTGTTGCGGCAATCGGCACGGGTGCCGGGATGCCTTGATAGGAGAACTGCTCAACAGGCTGAAACGCCTGCTGCTGGAGCGCCTCGGCGTATTTCTGCCGGCGCGCGATCTCGGCCTTCTGGGCCTCGTATGGGTCGGGCAGGTTGAACGAAACGGCCATGTCACAGGGCTCCGTAGTTCACCGCGAGGTATCCATCCGGCATCATTCGCACCGCGTGAGGCAGGATCGGCAGGACCTCCTGCGCCATCACGCCGCGCTCGCGACGGCCTTCGATGTCGTATTCGTAGATGCCGAAACCGCGCGGATGCGTGCCGACGCGCACGATTTTGGACTTCAGGCGACGATCCGATCGAAGATACAAGCCTGCTGCGGTACCAAACAGATTGCCGAGCGCCGAGGTCTGCGCGTTGATGCCAGCTTGCTGGATGCCGTACTGCTGCATCGCGTTCTGCCCCGCCGCCTGCGCTGCGCCGAAGATGGGGGACGGCGCGACCTGCTGGCCCTGATAGGCCCCGAACTGCGGCATCTGGATCTGCGAGCCACCCATCAGGCCGATGATCTCGTTCAGCGGCTGCGAACGCAGCGACAGCTCGCGCTGCAAGGCCTGCGCGCGCGCCTGGTTCTCGAACGACATCGCCGCCTGCTGCTCCGCTGCCGCCTGCTGGCGTGCCTGCGTGTCGAGGCCGATGCCCTGCAGCGCCGCCTGCGAGCGGAGGTCGTTCTCCTGCTGCTGCTGCTCGCGGATCGCGGCGTTGTAGGCCTCGCCGCCGCGCGCCAGCCCTTGGTTGGCAAGCTGCGTCTCAAGCTGCGCCCGGCTGCGCTGGATCTGCGGCTCCAGCCGCGCCATGATCGCTTCCTGCGCGGTCGTCCCGGCGTTGACCGGCGCGCGCGGGAGACCCGACAGGTCGAAAACGGTGTTCAGATCGCCCGTCTGCGTCTGGAATGGCGTCCCGAGCGTGCTTTCGGCGGTCCCGATGCCCTGCAGGCCAAGCTGGGCCAGCCTGCGCTCGACCTGCTGCTGGGCATCCAGCGTCGCCTGCGCCTGCGGCGTGAGCGTCTGCCGCACGGTCGGGATGTCGCCATCGTAGGTCACCGTCTGCGTGCCGAGCGGGCCGTAGACGTTCGGGTTCGAGAGCATGGCCGATGCGCGCGCAGCCTCGACGTTGGCGGCACCCTGCGCTTTCGCGGCGCCGGCGTAGTCAGGTGCTGGCGGTGCGGATGCCTTCTTGCCCATAGCGCTCTCCTAGGAAGCGGCAGTCCTCGCGCCGCATGGTGCAGATGATGAGGTCGCCGCCCGGCGAGGCATCGCGCAGGCAGGCCTCCTCGACGAAACCGAGGCGGCGCAAGAGCCGGATGCTGCGGATGTGGTCCGCGCTGGTCGTCGCGATGATTTTGCGCGCGCCGAGCTGGCGAAACGGATAGTCAAAGATCGCGGAGATGAAGCCGCGCGTCAACGGCCTGTCAGCGGCAATCTGGCCTTCGATGGAGACGCCATTCCAATCGCGGTACGCCGCGCCTGCGGTCAGCTTGCCGTCGCTCTCCCAGCCGATGGCCGACATGCAGACCGGGTCGAAGAAGCCGCCGATGCGGCCCAGCACCCAATGCCCGACATGCGGCCCCGCGACGATCATATGCCGACCCAGCCCGGCATGAAGACGACGTCCGTCGCCGCCCATTCCAGCGACAGGCCCTTGCTGGCCGAGCGGAAGTTGATCGACCCGCAGTAGCCCACGCCCGTGACGCCCTGCCAGTTGAGCGAGATGTTCTGGCCCGCGCCCCAGTTCGAGCTATCCCAGATCGCCGTGTCCCAGACCGCGCCGGTCGGCGGCAGATAGGCCAGCGGAGCCGAGGTGTCGTTGGTCTGGAAATCGACGTTGATGCCCACGAAGACCGAGGGCTGCCCGTCCGCGAACAGGTTGGGCCTCGCCCGGGTGAAGATCTTCTTCTGTCCGCGCGAGCCGAAGTAGTTGAAAGCCTGCAGCGCGCCTGCGGAGATGGCGACGTTGTCATCCGCGTGGTCGTCCGTCCATGCCTTGGCGACGTAATCGGTGCCGCCAAACCATAGATCCTGCTTGTGGAGCGTGAAGCAGTTGGCGGGCCAGCCCGTGAAGTTGCACCAGCTCTGCACGATGGTGTTCATCACGTACTGCTGCTGCGAGCCGGTGCCGACGGGGATGTTCACTACGATGGCGTTGAACTTCGGCGCGACGCAGATCTCCCAGCCGAACAAGCCCTGATAGGCCGTCGTGGCGGTCGCGAACGCGCCCTGGATCTTGTCGGTCAGTGCCACGCTCTGCGGCGCGACGCGCGCGCTCTGGAGCGCCTGCGAGAGCGGGAACAGGCCGTCGAAGGCGATGTAGGCGAGGTCGCCCGCGAACTTGGCGAGGCACCGCTTGCCCATCGGCGCGCCCATCGCCCACACGCCGACCAGCGACCACGTCGAGATGTTGGCCGGGTCGGTGCCGCGATAAATGATGATCTCGCCCTGCGTCGTGACGAAGACGAGGTTGTCGTCGAGGCCGAAGCCCGCGTCGATCGTCCAGACGCCCATCGCGAGCAGATAGCCGCCCTTGCGCGCGACCGTCGAGAGGTCCAGCACCTGTGCGGCGCCGCCGACCGATTGCGTGGGCAGATACCAAGCCTTGAGCGTGTTGCGCTGGATGAACCAGAGGCGGTTCTTGAACAGCGCGACGTTGTCGAGTTCGCTCGTCGTCACGCCCGTGATGGCAGGCGTCGAGGCGCCTGTGATCGCCGTCCAGGTCGAGCCGTCGTAGAGCAGCGGGCTGTTGCCGCCCGAGACCGCGTAGAGGAAGTTGCCGCCAGCGGTGGCGACGTTCGTGCTTTCCCAGCGGCTGTTGGTCAGGCCCGACACGACCGCCGCGCCGACCGCGCCCGCGCTTGTGACGTTGTAGATGTTGTTGCCGCTGATCGCGAACAGCGACTGCGTCGTGGCGCCGTTGTACGCCATCAGCGTCTCGACCTGACCGGGCAGGCCCGTGGCGTGCTTCTGGTAGCCGCCGCGCAGCACGACGTTGGTCGCGGTCGGGAAGTAGTTGGTCAGCGACACCGCGTCGGTCGGCTTCATGTTCGCGAGGCTGTCGCGCGCGTTCCAGCCGCCGATGGGCGCCGGCACGGACGCGACGCGCGCCGTCGCCTGCTTGGCCGCGCGCATGATCGGAGACGGCCTGACCATGTCAGGTGGACCCGTAGCCGCTGTCGGGGATGTTGTCGTAGCCGATCAGCACCGTGCCGGGGCGCGGCGCGAAGGACAGGTTCGCCGCCGACATGTCCTGCCCCATCGCGGTCTCCAGCTCGCGCAGGAAGTCGCGGTAGAGCGCCGTCGTGTCGAAGCCCTTCGCCTCGAAATACTTCAGCTTCGTCATGAGGACCATGACGCGGTCGGGATAGACGCAGGTGTCGTCGTCGGCGGTGAAGCTGTTCTTCACCGCGCCGGCAGACGACAGCGCCCAGCCCTTGGAGCGGTACTCGAAGCCGAGGTATTC